AATGCAATTGATAATGTACAGCTTGCTCCAAGCTCCACACTTGATGTTTCTAGGAACAAAGACACAGTTGCAGCAAATAACACTGTAAATAACAAGGAAGTAATTGATGTACTCAAACGTATTGACGCATCAATGCAGAAAAGCAATCAAATTAATACAGCAATAGCACAGAAAGATACAACACCAGCCGGCGCAAACATTGTGACTGTCAATAATGCACCGAAAACAATTAACCTCAATGGACAAACAGGAATAAAGGATCATAGGCAGGACGTAATGCGATCTATCTTCACTTACGCATAATAAGTAATATTATGGTCGATCATGTTTTTCAATTTGATGAGAGTGCGGTCGTTGGTGAAAATCCTAATAATCAGGGTCCACCAAGACTAGTTGCTGTCGGCGGAAGCAAAGGCGGTCTTGTAGATGTAGTTAATAAATATTATTGGACATATTCAAAAACTGACTCATCTGCCAGAGCAGAAACACCCACACTTTTTCTCAAAGAGAAAGAACTCAAAACAAATGCTTTAGTTGCTCAATTGCTCTATACCATTGGTGCCGCTGGTGAAGGATTTACAGAAGTAGCAGGAGATATCGTTGGGCAGAAGAATGTACAATCATTTAAAAGCGCTATTCTCAACACCTTTAAAGACGTTGTGTCGGATCCAAATGTACAAAACACAGGTATTCCAAAAAAGATAGAAGTTGCGTATGACAAAATCAAAGACGAAAATGCAACATTTGAAGATGCAAGAAATGTATGGTTGCAACCATATAAAAACCTATACTTAACGAAAAATACAGGCTGGGAATTTAATCTGCCTTATTTTGAAAATTTTGCAGCTATTGCACAGAATGTATTTTCGCAGGATGCTGGTCCTGGCCCTTCTCTTGGAATGCTTACCAGTGTGTCGGATCTAATGACTAACGCTGCAGACATTGCTAGTGTAATGCGTGAACCAACACAGATATCATACGTCGAAAGATCAAAAGCTTTCAATTACTCTACAGAAGGTGAGGATTTTACATTTATGTTTCCTCTCATAAACACTGGGTCATCAATCTATGATGATGTTATTAAAAATTGGCAGCTCATATATCTCTTGCTATACAACAACAGACCTGCGCGAAAAAATGCATCAGTAATTGAGCAACCAAAAGTATATGAAGTATCGCTTCCTGGTGTGAAATACATACCATTTGCATACATCTCCAATATCTCTGTTGAGTTTCAAGGCTCCAGACGTCAAATGAAAATTCCACGACCACCAGGCACAACTACCCGTGCAATAAACTCATCACAAAATAGCTATGATGCTGTAATACCTGATGCATACATTATTAAGATAAGCCTTAAAGCATTAATTGCTGAATCGAGAAACTTCATGTATCATATGTTATCACCTGACGGTCCTGTGCAGGTCTTAACTAAGCAAGCGGCAGATAATGATGTGATTGATAAGCAATATCAACAACAATTGGACATGATTAATGTCAATCCAAATATTGAAATACTGAATAATACAGGAACACAATTATTAGCTTAAGAAAAACTGCTAATAAATATAATATATGGAGGGTACATACCAAAACAACATTCCTAGTCTACAATCTTTAGGTGAATCGAGATATGAAAATATCTTTAAAATGTACAAAACAGAAGATAATCAATATTACTATAATATTTCAAAAGCCATATCTCTAGGAAACTACGAAGTAGATGATACAAAGGTGGCGTTAATTCAAGTTAAAAAGCGCGCTCCCTGGACAACAATAAGCTTCAATATATATAAATCGATAGAATTATGGTGGTTAATTTGCATTGTTAATAAAATAAACAATCCTGTACTGATACCTGCACAAGGCACCTATATTAAAGTTGTCAAGGCCGAGTATGTTAAACAAGTTTTAGATGATATTAAAAAAGCATTGATTTAAATAACCACATATATGGCAACCGATTATTATCATATTTTACCAATTGATATGCCGCTTGACGGTATACCTACTCCACAGGACTATTTAATTGACCCAAGCCAAGCTCTCGAGAGAGCTCTTCCTACAGGAAGAACGAGCATTAAAATACCGGATCAAAGCAAGAAGACTAATAATAATCTTGAACCTAACGTTGTTAATTTTACTAATACAGAAGGTACACCTCATACAATGGCCATTACAATTGTTACAACAGCCAACCGGTATATACAGATAAGACCCGCTTCAATTAAACAACTAGTACTCGTAGATGACGCACTAGGTCCATTTCACAATGGTTATTTGGTTATTGATAACACACTAGATATCCTAGAAAGACATATTGATGCTATAAATGAACAAAAAAATCCAGATGATGCACCTTCCAAAGGATTTTTATTCAAAGGTGATGCAAGAGATTTTATCTATATTGACATATTTCCTAACCTAACAACTGATGCTGCAGCTGCAGCAAAAGATGATCAACGTGAACTCATTAACAAATACTTTCGTATCAATCTGCAGTGCGCAATATATAATACTGAGGATATTATTGACAGTGAGGCACCTAGCGTAAAATATAAAAAATTATATTTTAGAGATCTTTACGAACAAATCCTACATGAAAAAAGCAGTTTCTACAGTACAGCTAATTTTTGTGAAAATAAAGATTTTACTAATATAAGCAATGCACAACGCTCAATACCTACACATGTTGCTATTAAAACTTTTTTAGAGAGTTTTTTTAATCAGGAGGACGGGTACCCCGTTACAATCACTAATGATAAAGAATTGTTTGACGTTGGCTCTTCACGAATCTTCTTTTCATCACCAGCTAATTACAAAGGCATTGATACTCTTACATATCTTCTTGAAAAGCATACATCGACTGCAGAAAACAATTATGATTTTGCACTTTTACAGCTCGATAGATGCACAAGAACCTTTACTTTGGAGAGCATTACCAGTATCTTTAAAAAGGCATTACAAAAATCTAGTGTTGCACCAGGCATACCTGGTCCATACTATCTTGAGACCTTTCTTCTTGGTGGGTATACTGATCTTTTTAATGACAGAGTACAGAATTCAACACAGCTACATCTATACGCACCATATCAAAATGTAGTCTTTATGAAGACAGCAGGTGTTATTAATAATTTTACATGTGATATGATGCCTGGTGAGCATACACAGGCTGCTGTAAATGCCAGTGTTGTACATAGCTACAATCACAACACCAAAGAATTTTCAATGGATATTACTGAGAATACATATGATGCATCATATGATGCATATGCAAAAAATTACGTGCAAACACTTAACAGCATTTACAATGCTAATTTTATACCTGGTACACATAAACAGACATCAAAAAACTATCGTAATGCGTTTACTGTGACAGCAGATGATGAAGACATATCAACACAAGCCAAGCTTCAACGGTTCAGCTGCGGCAGAAATAAGTTTTTAAAGTCGAGTATTTTTCTAAATCAAGTTGTTGCATTCAAAGTACCAGGCAGTACACACAGACAATCTAATCGATTCATGGGTGTGACCAGAAATTCTTCACTTCCTATCAGTGAATTCGATCAAAAAATGCTTGGAACATATTACATTACAGAGGTTAAACATATTTTTACAGGTGGTGAATATGCTAACGAAATAAAAGCCGTTAAAACATACAATCCTCAAAATATGAACACTGGAGATATAACAGGAATATAATATGGCTACAAGTAATACACAAGGGATTGACTGGGAGATATTCGACGCAGAACTGGCAAAGCGCATTAAAGAAGCAAATTTAGCACCAGTCCCCGATATCTTTGCAACTAATACCACTACAACAAAGGTTAATGATATAAAAGCACAGGCCGAACAAATATCTACAAAGTTGAGTAAAGATGTTGAGAAAAATTACCCCGACTTGAATGATGAGACAGCTAGTATATCTGCAAAACTCAATCAAAGCACAACCAAAGTCTCCGGTAAAAAGGTAGTAAGGACAACCCGACCTGAATTAACTTTTATAAACTATACAAATAGTATTAATTGCACCAAAGAATGTACAAATTTTTTAGATCTTGTAATCAATCTTACAAATGAAACAAAAATTGCAATTGACTTCTTTAACTGCCTCACATCACCTGATCCTATATCATGTCAAGTAGAGTTTTTTAAAAAACTTGAGCACGAAGATTTTAAGACTCTTGATAATGAATTTGTTTTTTTCTGGTACAAAAGATTTAAAAACACAATTGACGAAATCCAAGGCCTAGTTGAAAGTAATTTAGGCTTTAAACTTGGATTTTTTGCCGATTTTAGCGACAGTATTGGGACAATGTGTAATGCATCCTATAAAATCGATGATTCTACTGTACCAGTTGCTGATATGACGTGTTCTTTATATGGCCCACCGGCAGTCATCCATCCAACTCTTAATAGTAAAATAAGCGATACAACGAGATCTCTAATGACAGAAATGAGCCGCAAAAATACTGCAGTCATGAGAAGAAATTTAATCAGAATACAGAAGACTACTGATCTATATAATATCTTAATTGATTCAACCAAACCACATGGGCTGAATCTTGTAGCAGACATAAATTTCCTTACAAATTTTCAAGGATATTTACCAGATTTAGTTAATGGACTAAAACAGCTTCTAGACAAAACGTATGACTTTGTATTGTTTCTCAGCAATATTGATGATACAACAGCTTATAATCCTCGATTAATAGGCTCTGTACGTACAGGAGCAAATTTACAAAAAATTACTACACAGCATATTAAACTCAGTGTTGAAAACCGCATGCACTATGTTGATCTCTTGTTGAAAAAAATTAATAAATCATGTAGCGATAGATCTACCAATAAGACTCTTGTGGCCACAACAACACAAAAGACAAGAGATTCAAGCCTCAGTAATCTTACTAACCCTCAACTCAACAACACATCTGCAGTTAATAATAATATGTTTGGTGTAGCAAATCCAGAGTTTGTATATCAATCACTTCAGAATTTAACAGAGATTAGAGAAGATAATGCCATGACAACAGTAATAAACGGATTGCAAAAGTACATACCTTACACTAACTTCATAGGCGGATTAGGTAATTTAGGTAGTTTAGGCAGTCTTGGTAGCATATCTATCAGAGACCTCGGTTTACCTGGCGGATTTAACTTACCTACATCTATACCATCTTTGAGCCCCACATCATTTACGTCGTTTCAACCACTAGAAATGTCACAATCACTCTTTTCAATTGGTCAACAGTTCGCGGGATTCTCTCTCCCAGCATTGCCCATCGGTAACTTCCAGTCACTGTTATCTTTTGCCACTACAAACTTTGGATTCAAGCAATTGAACGTCATGCCCAAAGTATCAATCACAGGGTTCTTGAGTCTCATATCGCAATTTGCATCACTCATACCAGGAGCAGGGTTCATTGGACAAATACTATCATCCATAGGTTCACTCTTTGGTGGTGGAGCAGGATCAGGTACAGCTAAAGGTGGACTTGAAAAACTTCACGAAGGTTTCAACAACCAAGATTAACTTTCAATATGTTTAACTTCTGTTTTCTCAGGAACAACTTGTGTCTGTGTCTCAATTGCATTTAAATTCTCAACAGCTTGTGCCATTAACGCTTTAAATACTTCTTCTCGTGTCGCTAAAAGCTTAGTATTATGTGTTGTCTCCGCCAAGTCTTTTCGTGACTCAATATCCATTGTTTTTGCTTTAATAATTGTCTCATTACGTTTTTCTGCTACTATAAGCTTATTGAGCGTCTCAATAGCGGAAGCTGTAGCGTTTATTAACTCTGACAATGATGATATGTCTCGAGATTCTGGCGCAGAACTCACAAAATCTTTCATGTTATTCACCACGTCTAAACTTTCCTCTACCAATCTACCTGCCTTTTCAATAACAAACTTTTCCATTGTCTCTTTTGTGAGTGGATCTGACACCTTCTTTACCAATTCAACCTTCTTATTGGCGTCTTCTAATTGATTCAGAAGATCTCCCACCATTTCATTGAGTTCATCGCTCATACTAGTATTTATACACTATTGATTTTTATATACATGTAGTTATACTACAACTATGCAAGCAACAGACGCGAATGATCCAAATCTTATGTATCTACCAGTATTAAAATTTGAAAAAACACACGAACTGGCAAAGCTACCTACAAAAAACAACACTTCAGATACAGGTTATGATGTATATTCTATTGAATCTAAAGTTGTACCAGCAAGAGGATCGGCAATCATTGCTGTTGGGTTAAAATTTGCTGATATACCAGAAGGATATTGGGTGAAGGTTGAAAGTCGAAGTGGCTTGGGAGTCAAGCATGGGATCTTTGCACATCCCGGTATTATTGATAATGGCTACAGAGGCGATGCTGGGGTGAAGCTATATAACCTTGCAGACGCTGATTATCAGGTCAATATCGGTGATAGAATTGCACAATTTGTCATATACATGAACATACACATGGATATTGTGTGGGGAACAACGACAGAGTCTTCTCGTGGTGAGAAAGGCTTTGGATCATCAGGTAAATAATGTCAAACTTTAATAATCTGTGGGTGGAGAAGTATAGGCCAAAAAGTCTGGCTGATCTTGTTGTTTCACCAAAAAATAAACTTAGCATTGAATCGTTCAAGGAAAAGCAAGAAATACCAAATCTGTTATTTCTTGGTACCCCTGGTCTTGGTAAAACTACTCTGGCAAAAATCATAGTAAATGACATTCTAAATTGTCAGTATCTGTATATTAACGCAAGTGATGAAAACGGCATTGATACAATTCGCAATAAAGTAACATGTTTTGCACAAACAAAAAGTCTAGATGGTAAGATTAAAGTCATTATTCTGGACGAGACCGACGGATTATCTTTTGATGCACAACGTGCTTTAAGAAATACCATTGAAGAGTATGCAAAGATAACCAGATTCATCTTAACAGCAAATTATAAATACAAAGTTATACCAGCACTGCAGAGCAGATGTCAGTCATTTGATTTGACACCACCAATTGAGGGAGTGGTGCGCCGTTGTGTAGATATTCTCAAGACTGAGAAGATTGAGATTGGTTCAGTACAAAAAACTAAACTGTTAGAATTCGTTAAATCAAACTACCCTGACCTACGCAAATGCATAAATGAATTACAGAAAAATTCTTCAAGTGGTTCCCTACAATTAAATGACACAGATCATAATAATATCATTGAGTTAATTGTTACTGCCATTACTGAAAAAAATATCAACAATCTTCGCAAAGCATTAATTGAAAATGAAGCTCATTTCAATGCTGACTATGTGTCCTTACTGCGCAATATGTTCAATTACATTGACAAGAATGTGTCTGATGGCAATTCAAAGAAGATTTGTTTACTTACAATTGCAGAATTTTTATACCGCAGTGCATTTGTTGTTGATCAAGAGATAAACTGCTATAGCTGCCTGATTACGCTAGCAGATAAGAATTTACTTCTTAGGTAAATAATTTGCTGTATATTTTGCAGGGTCTCTTTGACCTTCTGCTGGGCTAGCGGGGATTTTAATATTTTTATTTGTTAACTCACGGTCACCCTTGACATTCTTTTTTGCACCATGATCAGAAAGCCTTGTTTGACTCTCAGGCTTCAAGAAAGGCACATCATTGGCTTCACTTTCCACTTCTTTGGGCTTAATATGTGTAGTATCTGGTCTAACGAAAGCTGCAGGTACAGACGGAAGATTAATACCATCATCTTTTCGCTTTAAAAGATTAGCAGGCACCACAAGTATGTCTTGACTGTAGCGCCCTGGAGCAGTTTCCTTTACAACTTCAATAGCAAAGCTATACCCATTATAATCTGGGTTGCCTGCACCCTGTACAGCAGGAAAGGTTGATTTTACAGATTTTACACGTAGATTTAACCCTGAATCCATGAAGGATTTAGCTAATTCCTTGATTTGCTCTGGTTGTTCAGAAAAAAATTTATCCTTTAAAGCATTCTCTGCAAATTCAACTACATCAGAGGCCAAGAACCCACCAAATTGATACCTTCCCATGGCAGATTCATATAACTCAACAAAACGCTTCTTCATCAAAATTATTTAATGGTCCTTGTTTCATAATATAGTTTTTTCTATAAATATTTTTGTGGCTAATGTTAATCTAACAACCCTTCGTAAAGAAGAATCTACACTGGATACACAGTATACATACACAGATCTAGCTCTTGATTTGACATTTGAATATTCAAGAGGTGATGGACTTTTTAGAAAGAAAACAATAAAGGATCTTAAGAATGATAAAGACTATGCTGCAATACGCAATTCCATCTTTAACATCCTGACAACCACACCTGGTCAGAAGATATTGAACCCATATTTTGGCTGCAATTTGATGCAATACCTCTTTGCACCTGTAAACCAGACAGTCGCAAAACAAGTTGGTGATGAGGTATACCAAGCAATTACTGCTTGGGAGCCTCGTGTCAATGTTGAGAAGATACAGGTCATTATGGACGAAGATGAGCACCAATACACTATTAATCTGTTTGTAAAAATACCACAACTAAGAGGAGGTGTGATAAAGTTAACCGGTACATTAAGTAATTCCGGGTTTTACTACACATCTACTACATAATTTATGTCCACAAAGTTTAATGATTATAGTTTAAATGCTGACGCTTATACAGCTTTTGATGCGCTTAGTTTAAAGAGCCTTCTTGTTAAACGTCTCAACGATACTGGTATTTTTACAGATCAAAACTTTGAGGGAAGCAATATTTCTGCATTTATAGATATTATTGCATATGCATATCACGTTCTCATTTTTTATCTCAATCAAACAAGCTCTGAAAGTACATTCTCTACTGCACAATTATATGAAAACATTAATAAGATTGTCAAACTTATTAATTACAAGCCTATAGGTTATCAAACTGCCATCTTACCCTTTAAAGCTGTGTCGACCGAAGTATTACCTCAAGGAATCTACACAATACCAAGATATTCATATTTTACTCTCAACGGAATTCATTATACATTTACAAAAGATACAACATTCTCAAAGCTCACTGAAGCCATTGAACCTCTCACCTCCTTGCAAGACGAAAACGTCCTATATCAAGGTACAATTAATGAATATCCAATATATACAGCTACTGGTGTGCCATTTGAAGTATTGACTATGGTGCTTGTGAATAATAACGGTGACAATATTCCCATTGATCACTTCAATATTGATGTGTATGTTAAAAACAATACTATATTAAACCCTGTTTGGGAAAAATGGGAACCAACTGAATCTTCTTTTTTGGAGAGAAGCAATTCAAAGACATATGAAATAAGGCTCAATGAAGATGAAAGATATGAGATAAAATTTGGCAATGGCATTAACGGAAAAAAACTATCTGCTGGTGATCAAGTTGCAGTCATGTATCTAAGAACAGATGGTACGTTAGGTGAAATAGGACCAGGTGTGTTGAACAACAATACTCTTTTTTATTATAGAACTCCATTATCACAAGCCATACTAACTGATACTGTTGCAACAGATTTAAATCTTTTGCCAAATGAACTAGTTTCTGCGTTGACATTTTCTAATGTTGATCCCTCAACGCCTTTTGTGACCCGCGAAACTGCTGCTAGTATTAAAGCTAATGCCACAAATACTTTCAGAAGCCAATACAGACTAATAACAGTCAGTGATTTTGCTAATTATATTAACAAAAATTATAGTAACTTGATAGCATCTGTGCAAGTAGTTAATAACTGGGACTACCTCACTGGTCATATGAAGTATTATTTTGACATGGGCATCACTAATCCAAGCCTGGAGTCCCGTGTGCTATTCAACCAGGTAAAATTTGCTGATTCTTGTAACTTCAATAACATATACATTTATGCTGTTCCACGATTAGAAAAACTCACAAGTTATGTTACCCGCACAAACTACCTCAATAGCTCATTGAAGCAATTAATAATGAATGATATGCAAGGTATAAAGCTTGCCACAGCAGAAATTATTGTTAATGATCCAGTTTACATGGCGTTTGATTTTGGAATTAGAAGCCCTGGTGAAGATCTATCTCCTAGCATAGCTGATACCTCATATTTTGAAGTAACACGCGATGTATATGCAAAAAGAAATCCACAATCAATACAAAATTCTGTCTATAATATATTTAAATCATACTTCTCAACAACAAAAGATAATTTAGGTACAACAATTAAAATTACTGATTTAACTAATTCTATTCTCGCAATTGAAGGTGTAAAAGATATCAATACAAAGCGTAAAATCGGCAATACTATTATTACCACCCCAGGCATTAGTTTCATTGTGTATAATCCTGTTTATCCTAACAAGGATATTGATATAGTATCACAAAATCTACAATTACCCTATTACAAATATCCTTATATTCATAATGTCCTTGATTTTATTAATAAAATAACTGTAGTTACACCCTCGTTGCAACAAATCACAACTACGGAGTATTAATTATGCCAAGTTTTGATGCAACAAACGCAGCAAAGCCCAGTTTTGCATACGTATATTTCGATATTTTTGATTATACAAATACTTCTACTACTTCGAGCTACTCATTTCAACAGACACCGTTAAGCTTTGTTCCTGATATTACAAATATTAGTGTGTTATCAGGTAAAGTAATATCCAATAAATCTATACTGTGGGATTTTGGTGATGGTGTAACATCCCGCGAGTTTACTCCAACACATTGGTACAAATGGCCTGGACGATACACAGTTAGTCTAACTATTTTTGATGAAAAAAATACGCCATATAGAAGTCTCTACATACCTACAGTGACCATTCATAACTTTGTACCAGATGCAATTGATTTCGCTACAACGAAAAAATTTCTATATGACATGCCTGCAAGTAGCTTTACTGATCCAATTAGAGTTAATATGTTTCGAAGCTGGCAACAAACTAGAAATCTAAGCTCATATGGATTTACTGTAAATCTTTATGCATCAGGTGCTGCAGCCAACTATGCAAATGTTGAAGAGTATTATAATGATAAATGGGCTCACTTAAAATCTTTAAGCCGGTTTTACGAACGTAGAAAGTTTAAAGACAGTAACAGCGAGCAATACATTGTAACAAATCAATTAACAGCTTATGATGATATTCTTTATGGTGTTGTATCAGGCGGAGAAATAAAAAAATGCTCTGCAGATATTGAAGGAAGTTTTGTTATTGGCAGTTCTGCTACTGCTATTTTTTATTATGTTGATGATCGGCCTAAAGCCTTTACTGCAAGACAGCTCCCTATTATTATTTTCGCGACCTTGGACAACAGCAATGTTATTGACCGTTTTACAATTTATAATGATCAGTATATCAATACAAATCCTGCTCCGTACAGCTATTTAAACACCAGGCCTGCAGTATTACCTATCATTAAAGTGCGCCATAACCCTGCCACCACACTATCAATAACTACTAATGGTATTGACGGTGAAGGTGATCTTAAAATTAGCTCTTTCTATTTACCTGAAATAAGCTTTCAAAACACCCAAATACCTGTCACTGTTCGAATGAAAGATGTACATGGATTTACCACAAAAACATATCCACCGCTCTATTGCACGCAGCAAGCTGCAACATCTGCAGATATTTATGACACACAGATTGGTCTTGTAAAAATTGACAATGACGGCAATCGAATAGCGGTGCCGAATATTAAAATGTATGATGATTTTGATAATGACGCTCCCCGTGAAATTGGTGCGTTTTACAAAGGATACATGGTAGCTAATACTGCCACTACAAATTGTATTCTTACTGCTTCACTATCAATTAAAGATCCACTTAACTTCCCTTCAGATTGCTTACTTGGCTGGATTGCGGCGCCTAATAATGATTCTGTAATTAGATTCTTTAGACAATTTTATTTTGATTTTTGTAACGGGTCTCTAAACGTAACATTTTCTGCAATACAAGATTCATATAATGTGAACGGGTTGCGCGATATTTACTCCATTCAGGTTGCCCCATCTGGTGCTGGTGATGGCAATGATTATCAGACTTGGATGGCTGATGGTGTCCGTGATCAAATTATTAAACTGAGTATTTACGGTGAATTACTCTCTGCATTTTCGCTTTCTGCCATGCCAACAGCCATATATAAACCACTGCAGAACACATATGATGTGGTACCAATCGACTATCGTTCACGTGATATTAATAGTGCTGCACCAGGTAGCATGGTACTAGATGGTAAAAATAATCTGTGGGTTGCATTGTTTGACAGTGTTTCGTGTATAAAAATCGACTCAAGCAAAGGCCTTGTAACACATATCGCTGTACCTGATTCCATGTTGCCAGGCTTTGAAAATTATGCGTTAACTGCAAGTGAACTATATAATCTACCTGCGCTGAGCGGTTTTGCCGGTGAAAATTTATTTTTACCAGCTAGTATTGACACAGATTATGAGAATAATTTGTATGTTGCATACACACATCCTGTAGCAAACGTGTTGGTAAAATATGATACCACAGGAAAGCAATTAAGCAGCACTTGGTTACCATGGGTAGAACAACCAGCCGGAATAATCGTTGATCGTGATTCAAACGTTTGGGTAGCAGTAATAAACCTGCATACCAATGAAACATCTCTAACAGCTCGTAATGACTTTTTATACAAATTCGACACCAATCTAGATTTAGTACAAGGGTATCCGCTTACAGGGTTCAAAGGCATTGGTGATTTGACTCTTGATGGTAACCAAAACCTTTGGACATTTCATGACCGCGAGACTATTGTAAAGATAGATGCACAAACAAACGAACGCACAGAGTACCCTGGTGGCTCAGGATCAAATCAATCAAGTTACATTCAAAGCATTGGTGCCATAGCAGCTGATACTTCCGATTACATATGGGTAGTCAATTCACTTGAAGGTAAAATTTACTTAATAGACACATATAGCAGCCCATATGTCACTGTTGATGACTATATTACAAGTGATTTATATGCAATTCCAGGATATACATCCTTTAAAGTAACATCTGCTTATTCTGAAAAAGCGTTCGTTGGGTATGGTGATTGGTTAGGACACAGATGGGTTAACAAGTATATGACATATACAACTCTTCAACGTGTCATTACAGGCGAGACACCCGTATTCAATATATACCCTTTAAGTGGCCAACAAAGCATCATGAGTGTTAACGAGAACTTTGATGCATTAGATTTTTACAAAAACCTTGCATATCAAAACATATTAATTGATAAAAAGGTACTTTTTGATAATTTCATTGGATCTGCTATTGGTAGCTTGGCATCAACACCCAATACCCTAGGCAAGGTTGTATATAGTAAGATTGCTAATTTCACTGACAGTGTAGCAAATGTAGATACTGCAAATCTCAACCAATTAATTTCATTCTGTCAAGAACTAGCGGTTGATTTTGAATCATATAATTACCCGTTCCCCCCAGAGCTTCGAAGAATCATTGACTTATGCTCCATAAATCAAAAAAGATTGTGGGGTGAAAAAAACCAATTCAATCTTGATTTTGATATCAAGCAAACATACACAGAAGATTCACCTTATGGTAAAAACATAGGTGTGCAGGTATCGATACTGTCAGGATTGGTTGCAACAGGTGAACCCATTGTTGCTCGTGAGCTCTTCACTGACAGATACAATCTCGTCAATGTGCCTGCTATTTCAACCAATCCATTTGGACAAATTGTGCCTTTATCATCATGGAATGACAGTTGGGGGTGGGGACTCATAACAGCTCCACAGATATCTGGTGCTATGATTAAAGATTTCTACAAGTTCTACAGATATAAGACATATACACCAGATGTTGTCTTTAACAATGTCATTGACTGGGCAAACCCTAGAAACACACTTACATTCAACAACAGCTCATATGAAATGTGGTCGAAAGACAATGGACTTGTGCAGAGTCTCATTACATATGAACTAACAAAAGGATTGCGGTTATTTTTGAGCGGTAGTAACTTAGCATATAATAATTAAATATTTCAATGCAACAGTTTACAGGCTATATTAAGGATACTGTTGAGAATTCCATTATTGCAGATCCACAGAATTTATATGCTGTTGATAACAATAAACCATTGCCGTTTACTGCTTGGCTCTCGTACAACAATGCACTCTATGAAGATACAGGTTCATATTTAAAGAATTATCAAGCGTACGTAAATGATTGGTTTGCTGCTAATAGCAGTAAATCTGATGGTAGGGGTGATTTTACACGCTCACTGTATGTTGATTTAATAAAAGAAATTTCAATAAATTTCACAACACCAGACGAAAAACGGTTTTTAACTAATCTTAATTTTACGAATAGTAGAGACATGGCAACAGCTCTGCCTTTCTTCTCAAAGAAAATAAAAGATGTATGCTTGTACTTCTCAAGTGTACGGGATCATGTCAAACATGCATCTGTGCAGCATAACCTAAGAGGTTCAACGTTTGGTATAGAGACTGTTCTCTATAATGAATTGCTCAGATATCTGAGCACAGAAGACAGCTACATCACACTCCGTTCATTAGGAATGTCATTAACAGCCATTCGTGATTCACTCTCATTTAAAATAGAAGAGTTATATGATAGATACAGCAACTATTTTGATGTCAATCCTCAGACCCCTTTATCAGCATATGACAGCAGTTACGGGACAAGAAAAGAGTTTTTTGGTGCAAATGTAATTGATGTTGATCCTTATTTGTTTACCAATCTGGAGGGCACGATATCCACAGCAATCACTAACGCAATCACTGCATACCCTTTTTATCTCAATGAGCTGGGAACACTGTTCACAGTTAATCCCAAAGTAAGCGCTGATCAGCTCTATTACTTGCAAGATAGTGACTTTATTAGCACAATAAATGATGCATCATTGGAGAATCTCAACATTTTAAACAAACGCTTACTCACACAGAAATTCATAGGCACAGATTACTACTATCTTTCTACAGGCAATACAGCTACAAGTATTGTTTCAGGCTTATTATTCAAAGCAGCTAACGACTATGCAAATTTTGCAAACAAAAGATACCCCTCTATTGCAGCTGTACCAAGTAATAAATTTTTAATTAAGCCCACAGAACTCGGACTATTCTTTAAGCCCGATAAATTGGGCATTCTAACCTTTACTAATTTTAACTTTTACCCAACAATCGATATAGAGAAACTCGCACCCAACTCTTTATATGTGTTTCCAGATCCCTTCAAACAAGGAAACATTTCAGCTGAAACTGGCTCAGTGTTTGATACACCATTAAAGTTTGTTGAAGATATAACTCTAACAAAATCTGATGCATCTAATAACTATAGTTTTGGTGACATCATTTCTGATAGTAAATTGCAACTGTTCAGAGGATACCAATCTCGTGAACAGACTTTGGAATATTCTCATCAAGGACTATCTCGATATACTGACCCAACAGATTTCTTTCAAGGTGAACGAAAGAACTTATGGGCCAATAATGATATCTTTCCTCAAAAACCTGCAGGGTTTTATGACATTGATGCGCGCACAAAAGCACTTCTACCCATAAATGAAACACTTGTGCAATACAAGAGTGATGTTTTCGGTAATGACTACGGGTTATATAAAAAGATATACAAAAATAAAGATTTAACAAGAGCACAGTCATTAGTTGATCAAGGTATATTTAGAAGCGATGCAACGATTTGTCTTATAGCTAATGGACACACATTTTATGATGCAATCTCTGGATATAATTTTGATTATACTACATATGATCCTCTACGCAAATACTCAGGCATAATTACAAAAACAGCACCAACCCTGCAAGGGTTAGACGAACATTGGACAAAAGATCTTTCACTGTACAAGAATGGGCCACCCATATTAACACTCTCAGGTGTACATGTTGATTTTATACTATCTCAAAGATTTCAACCAGACTTATTTTGCGATAGTTCAAACTATATTTATAATAATTTTGATTGCAGTATATATGATTGTGTTTCGTTTGTACCGAGTACATCATCAATGTATCATGATCCATTAACAGATACATCTGAATTTGTATCTGATGACAGTCTTTTATACTACAACACTTTAATTGACGGAGCAGCAAGTCGCCGATCTTCTCCTCCAACCTACCGCCCTAGTTATCTTTACCGCCCAGACTTCACTTTCATGCCATCTGGCAGCACTGTGGGCCTGATGGATGGGTTCTACATGACAGTTGCAAGTGCTGATCCTTGCACAGACATATATAGGTATCCAGATCCATACTTCCTTAAGAGCCCATTCTTTAATGTACCCACAAACAACAGACTATCAAAATACAACACAACGTTACCAGAAGTTACAGAAGCTGAGTCATTATATGAGGCAAGAAACAAGGTGTATGGTAGTTTTTACTTTAGAAACAACAATTCATCCACACTTCTGCCAGTTTCTGCAGCCTTGAGCGGTGTATTCATAAAATACAATTCTGAAATTCGTGAAGATGTTAACAACCGCATTATTAATTTTGACATGTTTTATGACTTGCTCTTCATTGAAACAGAGAATTATGTGTTGTTTGAAAAGCTTTACTTTAACTATGAAGATAACATGCTCTATGGTAATGCAAGAGCTGATACTGTAATATACAAGGGTGATCATCGCGACTTTGAAGATATTTCATTGCCTTGGCTAAATGAAGCAAGAAAAGAACTGTTTTTTGTCAAGACAACATTATTTCATGATTTAAGTTGTTCCAATCAAAAAATTGTGTATCCTGAGATTTATACTGTCAATATTAACAGCGGTGATGTGGTAAAGCTTTACCCTTTTAACAAGCATGTAACACGTGAAGATGTCAATACATATTCGTTGATTGAAACTGATCCTTATGTTAAGATTAATATTGTTGAAACTGAGAAGCCACTTATCAACTACAATGATGATACAAATTATTATGTCATCTCCTTCTTAGGCAAAGATGTATCAAATCTGTTCTACGTGTACAGAACATCATTCAAGTACATTGTTGATAAGCTTGAAATTGTTGAAAATAGCTTCTTCAAGCCACGCGTTGATGTATATTCAGAAAATTTTTGTGACCCTGTAACAGGTCGTTATTTTAGAGAATACACTAACAAGTTTGATAATAAGGACGCAGGATACATTGATGATGATGGTACATTCACATTCAATATTGAAAATCCTGATCCGTTCCCTCCACATACCCCCACAATGACTGCAACACAGACACCCACTGTGACGCCAACACCTACACAGACACCCACAATAACTGTTACCCGTACTGTGACAATGACACCCACCAAGACACCTACTGTTACGCCAACTTACACCAGACCTGCAACACCCACACCCACACCAACTATTACAAGTACATTGACATATTCT